GCGACAGTCAAAGAAGTAGCACGATACTCAGGCAACCTAAACTCGCCTAACAGGCCTGCAGCAATCTTCGCTGGTGCAGTCAAACTTGTTGTCAAATTATCTGTCTGACTATAAGCCCTAAGCCCATACAATGTTTGCCCTGCAGAATCAGATACAACAGCTGTAGCGTTCACACCTGCAACCTGCACCTGATTGTAAAGTTGTTCGCCACCATAAGCCACATTTAGATCCATGAATGGAATACCTGTGCCATTACCATACGCTGTGCCTTGACTGTTAGAATCAGCGAAAGTATAGATCACAGGTGCAGAGATAGCTGTGGCAGAAGCCGACAACAAACCTGACGTGCTTGAATACGCTCCATCAGCCCAAGCCACACCATACCTGTTAGTTGCATCAGACACATAAGGCGAATATCCGCCATCAAAATAATTGATAAACGCTGTGCCAGGTTCAATCTGAAAACCTTCACCAGCCATAGCAGTTCCAGTAGTAGCAGTAGCCTGAGTAACACCAAAAACGATGCTTGCCCCACCAATAGTTTCTGTGCCTGAATAGGTTGCAGTTCCACCAACACGAGTCCACGCTGTAGCACCTGATGAAGCCTGAGTTATAGAAGTCTGTTGAAGCAGTCCACCTGTAGTGCTTAAAAACTGAAAAGAACCTTCATAGTCACCTGAGAAACCACGCAAATATGCACTAAAGACATACTGAGAACCTGAAGCTGCATAGCGGTCAAGATTGTAGTTGTAATACTGAAAACCAATAAACTGTTCGGCAGGAATCGCTGCATCAACTGTTCCTGCACGATAAACAGTGCCACCAAACTGACTAGCATAAGCAGTGCCAACACTGCCGATAGTATTCCATTGATACTGTCCACCGGCTTCATCAGTTAGAGCAGAACCTACAGCTGTTGACGGATAGTTGACATAGTTTTTTCGTGAAGTGTTAGTCCACGCATAATTTGTGAAACTACGATCCTTAAACTGCATGACCGCTGAAGCGTTACTGTAAAAATCGCCTGGTTCAGAGCGAGCAACATTCTGTAAATAAGACAAAACATTGTCACCTGCGTTCCAAACGTCAGTTCCCAACATTGTTTGACCTGCCCTGACACCCGAATACTCGCTAGCACCAAAACCGTTATAGTTTAGAACTGTATTCATTCGGTCTGAAGTAGGTTCAACAGCCCAAGCCTGCCCACCAGTAAACACAGCGTTACTGACCCTAAACATTTCATCTAAAGCAGTAACCTGTGCCTGCCCATCAAAACCAGCCTGATCATAAGTGAAATCCCATGACTGTATAAAGCCTGTAAAACGTCTCACACCTGCAGCCGATACACGAATCTTGCCACCAGGCTGAACAAGCGTATAACCGCCAGCCCCATACCAAAGAATAGAACTAGTGTTTAGAGGGTCAAAAGTTCGGTCATTATTAGTAAAACTGATAGACAACGTGCCTGCCGAATAGTCATCAAGCTGACGAGAAATACCCCTACCAATAGTGATGCTATTCACATACGAAGTAACATCAACATAACCGCTAGAACCAAAATACAGTTCAACAACATAAGGAGAAGGTAAAGACATTATGGAGTTTTCTTTATTCCAGGGAACAAGTATGTAGGCAAACTACCATTAGTTTTGTAGTATTTACCTAACGCATCAACAACAGCTTTCGGGTCAGCACCTTGAACATTGATAGTTACATTGTTATTTGTTTGTTGCTGTGCAAAACCCTTACCATTAGCAAAAACACCTGAACCAAGTTGACCTGTAGGTTTACCAAAAATAACATTATTTGTTCCTTCTGAAGAATTGACAAAAATAGTTCCCTTACCTTTTTTGACAGTCTCAGCATTAATAGCATTTACGGTATCGGCAACACTAATATTTCTTCTAACTGCCTCAGCACCAACACCAATATCGGCAGCCATTAAATCAATTACACGACTAAAATCACCTTTACCTAAAGCAGCCATTGAACCAGCAAGAACAGTAATTGAGTCAGTAATTGTGGCTAAAATATCTGAAACTCCGGATAAAGTGTTGGCAAAACCTGTCATAGAGTCATTACCCTTAGTATCCATTAACGCAAATAAAGCGGCAATATCTTTACCAATAACTACAACAGTTTCTTTTAATTTTCCAAAGGCCTTACCAACATCAGTTTTAGGGTTTCCTACAGCTTCAAAAAATGCACCTACCTGTTCAACTAAACCACCAGGTTTACTAATGTTGTCAACAAAATCTGTAATCAAAGGTAAAACTAACTTACCTAACTTCTCTTTCAAAATGTCCATGCTGTTATTGAAACGCATAAACGGATCAGCATTAACTAATGCTGCACCCGAAAATTCTTTAGTCAAATCTGCTAAAGCGTTCTTAGAGTTCTTTAGTTCAGGGAACATACCAATCAAAGACTTTGTGTTACCTGCATACGCTTTAGCTAAAGCATTAGCAACTTTAGTCTGTGATTTACCTGAACCAGCAGTGACATCAAGGCTTAAAGTCAATAGTTTTTGAGCTTGTTTTACATTCTTTGTGACGTTACCGAACTTAGCCATGCTAGGTCTAAGGTCATCATCCAAAATACCGGTTTGCAAAGACAGCGACTCAATAAACTTGTCATTTTCTTTCAACGACTGTTTATTTGCACCAGCATTTTTAGTCAACTGCATGTTCAACAGTTTTACTGACTTAGCATCAGCAGAAGCAGCCTTAGCCGCATCTAAAAGCACGTCACCAACCTGCTTTAGAGCTAAACCGATACCAATACCGCCAAGAACCTTTTTAAGCCCACCAAAACCCTTTTGAGCCTTCTTGATACCAGAGTCATCAAACTTGGAGAGCACATTGATTATTACACCCATTAGTTGAGTTTCCTATTCACTTTGGCAGCGTATCGTTCAAGAATCAATTTTATCTCTTGTTTTACCATAGGCAAACTTTTCTCAACTGCAGGATAAACAAAGTTTGATGCGTTTCTTGACTTAAGATGACGAATCATCCAGCGACCTTGAGTTGTAGTTCTATGAGTTCTAGTGCCACCCTTATACGCATAAGTTTTGGTTGTAGGATTGCGAACTTCACCAGATCCTTTACCAGCGACATCAGCCAAAGCAGTTGCAGGACTAGCAACAATAATTCTGACCAAAGACGTTACAGCAGTCCTTTTCGATGCAGTAGTTCTAAGTTTTGTTTGCACAGCATCAGCTTTAGTTTTGACATTCCAACCTAAACGACCACGAGTATTCAAAATAGGTCTTATTTTAGACTCAAACGGATTTGTTTTAGGTATTGCTGCCTGTATCGCTGAAGTAGCTGGAATTGCAGCTTTACGCATTTCCTTGACCATAGCATTTTTCATACCAGGTTTAAGTGCTTCTAAATCAGCAATCAAAGCCTTAGCGTTATAAACAACATCATCAGCCATTATTAGAACCCTTTTGGTGTTGTAAAGCAAACATCATTGTGTTTAGCATGCGATCAGATTCTTGCATTAACACTGATGGTGCAATACCTGTAGCCACACTCAGATTCGCAATCAACCAGTGAAACGAATCAACACCAAGAGCTTTTAGGCTTTTGGGTCTGATACCTCAACGTTGCCTACAAGTTCAATCCAAGCATCAAACGAATCAGAAGTCTTTTGTAAACGCTTCACAGACAACCAGGCTAGGTAAAGAAGGTGTGTAACCTTTTCAAGTTTGTCGACACCTAAATCAAAGTGTTCTTCCCACTTGACAATATCGCCGGCAGAAGTAGTGACATCAAGAATCGTGCCATCAGATAAAACTATGCGTAGGGTTATCTGATTCATTTTTAGACAACAGCTCTTACGGCTGAACCATTTGTCGGCCATGAAACCGAGAATGTGCTCAAATCTCCGATGTTACCTGACACAGGGGTTAGGTCGGTTACAAGGCAGACAACACTATACGAAGGGTTAGCAGTTGACACAGCTGAAGAAGTTGGCTTGATAACAACAGTCGCATTGCTACCTAGCAACGGCCATAGAGTTGCATCTACAGTTGCTGCAGCATAATCCTGATTGAACTGAAGTGTAAGAGAACCTTCCTTCAAACCTGCAACACGAGTAACCCAAGTGTTACCAAAAGAAGTTGTTGTGATGTCGTTAGCTGAAGCCTTTAGTTCAACCTGAGTCAGGTATGAAGCCAAAGCAGTAGATCCGTTGATGCTAACGCTAAAGTCTGTTGCGACAAAGATTGCCATTTATTATCCTTAACTTGCGAATACTTGAACCGAGAATTCGGCACTATAAAAGTCTAACGC